AACTATCACGACCTATTGTAGCCCATGTTTCTTCATCGATGACTAATGTGAATGTGCCAGCACTATTCACTCTGTTAGTGATACTCAATGATATGGGTAATGCTTCTATGCGATTCATCGTCATAGAACCAGTGGCTGTAGATAATGCAAAAACAGTACCTGGTGTATAAGTTGGTGCTGCCCCGCGAGTGTCGCTAATAGTAAAAGTAGTGCTAGTAATAACTTCTTTGACATAGTATGTTGTGTTGATCGCTACACCACCAAATACTGTGCCGCGAAATTGTACGGGCATACCAATGAATAGTTCTGCTGTACTACTACAAGTCAATATGTTTGTGCCTGTAGTTGTTGCTGATATTGTTGTGATCTGACTGACTAATGGATAGTCTGTGATAGTGAAATCATAGCCTGATCTGCTATCACGGAAGTTTGTGATGGCTCTGCGAATGATTGTCGCATCAATCGTTGCACCTGTTAAGTTGATTGGCGTAGTGCCTGTCTGCCAACCACTTGGATAACTTGTGATGTTACTCCATGCTAAGTTCCAGAAGTCTTTCTGGTTATAGACAAGTTCTTGTGCTAGTACTTGTCCATCGAATCCGCCCACTTGATTGAGCGTGTTTTGACTGAATTTTGCCATCTCTGCTTCCTCGCATTATGACCCCGACTTGCTACCTCGCAAATCTAGGGTGTTATGTTATATTTATATTAACCAATTCTCCAATTGGTACCATCGCTGAATACTGGAACATTATTTGATCCACCACCAAATAATACATTATAAAATACATTAGTATTTGCATCAGTTACAAATGCTCTAGCACCGATGCCTGCCGTTACTGCACTACCTATCGCAGCCGCAGTGGTCACGCTTGTTTTTAGATAATTTGTATATGTAACTTCGCCGCTCGTTGCATTATAAACTAATGTTTGATCATTATTAGCATTGCGAATTGGTTTTATAAACAATGCATTTGCTGTAGGTGCATTTAAATTTGCTCCACTAGCATTCAATACTATAGAATTATTTGCTTGAGCATTTGGATAACCTGCATTCGCACCTATAGCGATAGAATTAACACCTTGATTATTAGATGCGGCATTTGCACCTATAGCGATGCTATAAAATGATTGTGTGTTTGAAGCGGCATTAACACCTATAGCGATGCTATGATCTTTTTGTTCAACATTACCTGCGTTTTTACCGATCGCAATGGTATTATACCATTGATTCGCATTACCTGCTTGATATCCGATAGCAATATTATTGCCATCATACAACCCTTGATTTAAATTTCCTGCGCTGTAACCTATTGCGATAGAAAAAGCATTTTGTGATGATCTGCCTGCATCTATACCTATTGCTATTGAATTTGTTTGTTGTACATCTCTTCCAGCACTTGAACCAATAGCAATAGAATTTGCTCCTTGAGAATTTATCCCTGTATTGCTACCTATAGCAATAGCATTACTTTGTTGAAAACTATAACCGGTATTAGCGCCAATAGATATTGATTGAAATCCTTGATTTGTAAATCCAGCATATGTACCGATCGCAATACCATTGGCGCTTTGAGTATTACTACCTGCAAATGAACCTATAGCGATAGCCTCATTACCTTGATTATTACTAGCGGGGAAGGCACCTAACGCTATTGCCCTAGCGCCCTGATTTGCCTGCCCAGCACTACCGCCTATAGCAACACCAGTGAGACCTTGATTAGTTAATCCGGCACTATCACCTAAATGTATTCTGCTATTATTGATTCTAAGATCGGTTAAATTTCCTACGCTTGTGATGTTTGGTTGTGCTGCCGTATAAACTGTGCCGGCTACTAGTGCATTTGCTACCTGACCAGTAACATTACCGCCTGCGATTGCTGATAGACCACTAGCATTACCACTGAATATACCTGTTACTGAGACATTACCTGCATTTGCATTACCTGTGACTGCTAAACTTGTTAGCGTACCGACTGAAGTGATGTTAGGCTGTGCGGCATTTGTTACAGTCTGTGCTATTACTGATATTACACCTGTCAATTGACTGCCATTACCTATGAAGTAATTGGCACTAAGATTTCCATTTGTATCTCTTGCGGCTATAGTGTTAGCAGTATTTGATGTTGATATCGTATATCCATTATAAGCATTTGCGGATACATTACCTACGATATCGACACTTGAACCTGTGACAGTAACAACATTAGCATTGCCTTGTGCGCTAATAGTAACATTTGCATTTGCGAATACTCTTACATTAGCATTACCATTTTGTATCAATGTAGTATCGATACCGGTAAGCAACGCACCATTACCTATAAAATAATTTGCAGTAACATTGCCATTCGTTACTATAGGTACATTAAAGTTTGCTTCAGTGGCATTCAATACTAATCGATCAGTAGATGCAGTTTTTAACTTGATATTACTTGCTAATAATTCAATGCTTTCACTAAAATATAAGAATGAACTTGAGTTTACTGAGTTGCCTATTAATACATTGGCTTGTATATTACCACTGTTAGCGAATACATTGCCTGTAACGGCTAGATTAGTCAATGTACCTAAACTAGTGATGTTTGGTTGTGCATTAGTCGTCAATGTACCAGTGACAAAATTGCCTATCAATAAGTTAGCATTAGCAGTACCTATTCTGATCTCACCATTTGCATCACGGACAACTATAGTACTTGCACCATTGGATAGGCTAGGATAATACCCTCCTAATAAATCAGAATTTAAATTACTTACTAATCCTTGACCTGATACAAAAAATGGTGGTTGTCCACCTGAGACATTACTGACAAATTGCGTGGCTTGCACAATACCATTTACATTCATAGTATTGCCAGTGACTACTACAACATTGCTATTACCATTCACAGACATACCGATATCGCCTGCGTTACCGAATATCGATATATTGCTGTTACCTCTTGCAAGATTACTTACTATGTTATTTGCAGTAACATTACCAGTAAAACCACCTGTGTTACCTTGAATGTTAAATGCTCTTATTATACCACTATTTGCATATACATTACTTGCTATCACATTTCCTGTCACAGAAACATTAACTAATGTTCCTATACTAGTGATGTTTGGTTGAGCATTCGTAGTTAGTGTACCAGTCAATAAATTAGCAACGATATTTCCTGAGACATCAAGATTGCTTAATATGCCTACACTAGTGATATTTGGCTGCGCTGGTGTTGTTAATGTACCAACTACATAATTCGCATTGATGTAATTGGCTTGCATGTTTTGTGCGCCCCATGCACCATTACCATTGAAGAATTGATCACCATTAATGGTGAATGAATTACCTGTAACTACAACGACATTGGCGTTACCAGCGGCGCTTATGGTAACATTAGCGTTTGCGAATGTTCTTACATTGGCGCTACCATTTTGTATCAATGTAGTATCGATACCTGTAAGTTGACTACCGTTTCCTATGAAATAATTTGCTGTCACATTACCTGTGACATTAGCATTACCTGCTATGACAGCATTACCGGGCGCAGTAAAAACATTGCTCACATTATCAAATGTGAATCCTGCGCCACTAGTGAAGTTGCCTGTGCCATCGCTTATCTGTATCTGAGTGTTAGCACCTGCGGCAGTTCCATTACCGCTGACATTGGCAGTACCTTGCGCCCATGTTAGATTTCCCACACCATCAGTCTGCAAGAAATATGCGTTAGCACCACCATTGATCTTTAGGTTGCTTATATTAGTGAATCTTACATTGCCATTGCTTACCAATGTATTTGCCGCACCGCCCAACACTTGTCCATTTAGATTGAACTGTAATTCACCTACATTGCCTTCTGGTTGCGCGAAACCTAATGAGAAGACATTTAGATTGGTTGTAGTTGGGCTGACAGTAATACCAGGTGCTTCTGGCGCGACTGTTATGCCAAACGGTTGAACTACGAAATTGGCATTGATTTCACTCATGTTATTGATACCTTACGATGAATCCTAATGGCTCACGATTGATGTCTGGTTGACCGCTTATATTACTTGTTCTAGTCACAGTCAATGTCACGATGACTAATGTGCTGTTAGCCGCGTTATTTGCTAATGCAACATTAGGTGTGCTATTGCCGTTGCCTGTGATATTATTACCAAGATATAGATACCCTACGCCCGCGTTAGCATTTGTGAATGCCGCGGTCAATGTGTAGTTTGCATTGCTTGGTTGCGTAGCAAGCGTGATATTGCCTAGGTCGACAGCATCAGCATTATTGTTGACACCATATATGACATTATCTACAGTATAATATTTGGCTGCAGGATTTATTGTCCAACCATTACAGTTGACAGCATTACCGTTACTATCTGTAAATGTCAATGGGAAAGTATATGCTTCCCCTGTGTAGATTTCCAAGCATTGCATCTCTGTGCCTGCTATGGTCATCGTTTTCGCGCCGTTTAGTAATAGACTCATGTTCGTAGTTCCTATATATTATTTATTCTGGTCTGACCGTTTCATGACTGAGACCCTCACGATCAAGTCGTGCTTTTATCTTGTCGCATACCTCTTCATAAATTTTACTATGAGGTTCTGGTTGAAAAATATTATAATTTTTAGCAAAATGAATGAAATCATCCATAGAACCATTATCTATAATATCTATTTTTTGTTGTTTTTTACCTAGCGTTAGTGTTCTATAATGAATCATATTATAGACCCTTTGCTTTCGTTGATAAAATTGTTGATGAAGTACATATAATGTTCGCACCTGTAGTACAATTTCTAAACATCAGACCTACGCCACCTACTGTGCCTGAAAAAGTTGCTATTTCTTGATAAGTTGTATATACAGGTTCATTTGCTTTTAAACTTATGCTATGTAAAAATGTATCATTACCTTCGAAATCGTTATTTGCACCGACACTGGTAAATACCCCTGTATACTGCAATGTAGCATCGACATCTGATACAAATTGTGATATTATACTAGTTTCTATTTTTTCTCCCGCGGCTATAGGAGCATTTATATATTCCCATATTGCGACATACCAATTCCAATCACCATCTTGTCTAGTCCATGATGAGGCATCATCCGGTGTAAATGCACCAGTACTGGAAGCATCATAACCATTTGCTGTAGTGCTAGTTGCTTGATAATATGGATATAAGTAATTTGAGCCGGGATTAGTTCCGATCAAATATACAGGTTCCATATATGATGTGCGACTTGTGACATTGACCGGTAAATTATTTGCACTTACAGTAAATCCATTAATACCCAATGTAGATTTTGTTAAAATGCTATTACCCATGCTTAAGAAAGTTAGGGTATTGTTAGCAATTTTATCACCTTGTATCGCATAATTAGAGATATTATTATTGACAATAGTATTCGTCTGTATATTGTTACCAGTGATCGTGTTGGCTTTTACTTGTCCACCTGCTATACCACCTGTATTTGTGTTCGCATTATATGGTTGTATGTTAGCACCGCCCCATGCTATCACATTGCTGACATTGCTATAACGACCTGATGTGTCGTTTCTTGCTGTAGCACTCCAATAATAGTTTGCGCTAGGCAAATCATTGACTGTTATAGTTACATTGTTATAAACAGCATTTGCGCTGTCACTATTCGTGAATGGTATGCCACCTGCGCTTTGTACTGTGCGATATAATTGATGTTGTTGGACATTGCTATTGTTACCATAGTTGAAGTCCATATACAATACAGTACCAGTATCAGGCACGCATGAAGTGACTTCGAAACCTGTGACGATAGCATTAGCATCTGTAAAATTAATTATAGTCGGTGGACATGGTTGGCTGATCACATTAGGATCAGTCAATCCTGTATTATCAGCAGGTATGAAATCTGTGATAGCATTATCAGCATAGACTGTGGCATTGTATTCAAATGCTTCTATGTTAGCGACTAAACTATTGTCATCTGTGGTCTGTTCGCTTACATTGCTGACACGGAACAACTTGTATGGATTTGCAGGAGTCGTAGTTGTAGGTCCCCAACCATAGTCAGGCTGACCAACACGAATCACATCACCTGCTTCTATTTGTATACCTGAATAGTCAAGTTGGCAACTTATCACTAGATCCTCGCGGCTCTGTAACAGTCTTCTTGCCGCTAGATATTTCGCTTGCACAGCACCATTGACTAATGGTAAACTGATGTTCAATCTATTGACTGCTTCATTAGGACTCAATATATCATCATAGACTTGACTGCTCCAATTCGAAGGATTTGTCAGATCGATCACTTGATAATCTGTCTGATCTTTAACATTGTTGTTTGGATATCCGACTTCTACTTGATTATATGTCTCGTTTAGATCGACAGGATTGATCTGTATACCACCTATCAGATTATTGCTGTCTACTAAGAACAGACTTGATTCTAGTCCTGCATATGGTGCGTTCATCACTACACGCCATTTACCTGTGCTTTCGCTATATTGCAACCAACTATCGCAACTATCGACCATAGTTTGTAAATTAGTCAAACATGTCGCCGCTGTGTTCACTACACCATTGATGCGATAACGATATGGCTGTGTCTGTGGATTGCCATTGACATCGATGTAACCTATACTTTGGTTACTGTATGTGTTCAATGCAGTTAAACTTGCTGTATCGATCTGACTCAATGGAATAGCGCAACCATATCTGTCATTCTGTAGATAATCAAGTATCACATCGCCAGGTCTTGCGCCATTACTTGCGCCCATGTTGTTTGTCAATTTGACTTGCAATGATCCTAGTCCTGTAGTACCTGCGTCAGGATTGTATTCTACACGCACGATTGCAAATGCTGTGTTGGTCATGGTTGCACTTTGACCATTGCTAGTGTACAATGAACCATTCCAACGCAGATCGCTTGGGAATATACCACCACCTGTGCTACTATCACTCATGATAGTGATAGCACTTTGACCACCTGTATTCACACCTGAACTTGAACCATTAGTGAACAACCAGATATAAATCTTGCCTGCCATGCGTGTGTCACGCTGTGCAGTACCTAAGCCACCATTATTTGTGACTAGTGCATTGACTACACCATTACTACCAAATTCTACTAATTTACCATCATAATAGACACCATTACTAGTATCATAACTATAAGTTCCTGTATCTGTCTTTTCTGCAAAGGCGATACAGTACCACATGTATTTCTGATCTTGGCTGATCTTTGCATCGATGATAGGACCACCTATCCATGCTTGACCATATACTACAGGAAGTTTATTTTCTGTAGCAGGCGGTACTTGCACACGACCACCAGCATCACCACCTGCAGGGGCATCTGCGCCACGCTTCGCTAATAGTTTACTAGCGCCTATGCTGATAGCCGCGCCTAATAATGCTTTACCGATGAAAGCACCTGCGCCTGGTATGAACACAGCGGCGGCTACAGCGGCAACTACGCCTATGACTTTTTTAAGTGCTTTACCTATTTTACTAAAGATACCCATAATTAATCTCTTCGTATGCCTCGAGGTCCTGCCATACCGCCACTACTACCTGCCGCGCTACCACCTGTAGGATTTGGTACGACTTGTCTAGATTTAGGATCGACACCGAAATCGAATGTGAATCCTGCTAAACTTGTGACATTGTTCATGCTACTATCTGCGCTATTAAAGAACTGCCAACTTTCCTTGTTTGTTTTTCTTCCTGCAATTCTGTTTTCTAACACAGTCTTATAACTGCTACAATCAAATGTTATTG